AAGACCGGTCGGACAAGGCTCACGAGATCAAGCTCGCTCAGATGCAGATCGAGCGGGAACTAGAACTCAGAAAGGCTGGGTTCGAGGCACAGGCACGGGTCGAAGAGATCAGAACGGATCAACTGACGATCAACGCTGAAGTCTCTACGCAGCAGATTGCGCTCCAAGAAAAGCAAGCCCTGTACGCTCACGACATCGCTATCGGTGAAGGTGCTTCGAGGTGGGTGATCAACGCCCGCGCTCTCGTAAGACCTGTGATCACCTACGGGATGTTCACGCTGCTTTGCTTTATCAACGTCTTCGGTGCTGCGTATGCGTGGCATATCGGCACGCCGTTCGAGACGGTGATTGCGAACTTGTGGGATTCGGATACTCAGATCATCTGGGCGTCAATCATAAGTTTTTGGTTCGGGTCACAGGCGTTTAGCAAGAAGTGAACGATCTAATCAAGATGCTTCGGCATCACGAAGGGGTTAAGCATGAGTCTTACCGTTGCCCTGCTCGTCTGTGGACTGTCGGTGTGGGTCACGTCATCGATCCTCGTCACATTAGCGTTCCGTTTGATCGACGACTTGAGCTACCTATACCGGCGGGTTGGGATCGGAGACTGACGGATGAAGAGGTTGACGGCATTCTCCAGCAGGATCTGGCGAGGTTTCTGGCGGGGGTACGCCGACTATGTACTGTGGATGATCTTAGCCCTCGCCATCTGGCACTCACTTCGTTCGCTTTCAACGTTGGGCTAGGGAATCTTCAGGCCTCCACTCTTCGTGCCAAGCACAACCGAGGCGACTTTGAGGGTGCAGCCGATGAGTTCTTGAAGTGGAACCTGTCCGCCGGGAAGGTTCTGCCGGGATTAGTGATAAGAAGAAGAGATGAAAGAGCCATGTATATGGCAAAATCTTAACGGGGGTCATCCCCGATAACGGAGAGTCAAATGGAAACGATCAATGTACCTGTAAGTCTTATCAACGCCATCCTTCAGTACCTTGGAAGTCGGCCCTACGTTGAGGTAGCCAACCTCATCGCTGGTGTTCAACAAGCAGCAGCTCCTCAAGCTAAAGAGGAAGAGTCAGCGGAGTAATCATGGAACTGTGGGTTCATAAAGCGATAAAGAAGGTCAAACCAAAGACTTCGTGGAGTTTTTGATGGATCCACAGATCCTGATCAACATTGGTTTTGGTGTTGCTGGCGCGTTCGGGGGTTGGATTCTCAACTCCCTTTCGCGCTCGATCATCCGGATAGAGGATCGTATTGCTGACTTGCCTCTTCAGTATGTCACCAGAGACGACTACAGAGCAGATATCGCAGATATCAAAAGTATGTTAGCTAGGATCTTTGATAAGTTGGATAACAAGGTAGACAAATGACCTCCGCGGTTAAGTCCAATCCTGAGAAGTGGAAGAGAATAGTTTCTCAAGTCAAAGCTTCTGGGAAAGGTGGTCGCCCGGGGCAATGGTCAGCGAGGAAGGCACAGTTAGCTACTCAGAAGTACAAATCTTCTGGGGGTGGTTACAAAGGGCCAAAAAAAGCGGACAATTCATTATCTAGGTGGTCTAAGGAAGACTGGGGCACCCGGTCTGGAAAGCCATCTACGCAAGGTTCTGAAGCTACGGGTGAGCGGTATCTCCCCCGGCGAGCAAGAGAGAAGCTAACCGCTTCGGAGTACGCCGCCACAACGCGAGCAAAGCGTGAGGGGATGCGGCAAGGTAAACAGTATGTCCCGCAGCCTGAATCTATTAAGAAAAAGGTGTGGTGATGCCTGCTTACATGATGACCTATACCAATCTAGTCTCTGATATTGAGAAATATCTGGAGAGGACAGATACGGTCACAATTGAAAGAATTCCTACGTTTATCGGTCTAGCAGAGCAAGTCTTAGCTGCTGATCTGAAGTTCCTTGGGAACCTAACGGTAGCCACGAGCACGATGGTTCAGGGTGAGGCCATCATTGATAAGCCTGCTCGCTGGAGAAAGACCGTATCGATGAATGTCACGGTAGCCGGTGAGAGAAGGCCGGTACTCCTACGAAAGTATGAATACCTGCGGGAGTATTGGCCTGACCCTGCGGATACGGACGTTCCTCTTTACTACTGTGATTACGACTATACGCATTGGTTGATTGCTCCGACGCCGGACGATGACTATACGTATGAGGTCTTGTATTACGAGAGAGTTCAGCCCTTGGACTCTTCTAACCAGACGAACTGGTTCACCCAGTACGCACCGCAGGCTCTTCTGTATGGGTCTCTTCTACAGGCGATGCCCTTCCTGAAGAATGATGATCGGATTCCGATGTGGCAGCAGCAGTACACAGCGATTGTGAACACGCTGAAGACAGAGGATGTCTCCCGTATTGGTGACCGTCAAGCAGTAGCGAGGGATTCATGAGCTTTTTAAGCCCGTTTTATGGCAACGTGATCCAGCCAACGGATGTTTCGTTCCGTGCTGTCACGTTGTCTGCTAATACCACGTTAGAGTGGCCGATCAACGGAACCGCTACGAACAACTATGTAGCGAGGATCATGAATGTCACGGCTTCTGCTGGTAGCCTGACTTTAAGGATGCCTCCTGCAAACCAAGCTTCAGTTGGCGAGGATTCCCTAGTTAGGAATGTTGGGGCAAATACGTTCACCCTAGCGGACTATGACGGCAACACGATCACGACGATTGCCGCGGGTGAGGCTAAGTACGTCTACATCACAACCAACGCGACGACCGCAGGTACTTGGGGTCTGATTGCGTTTGGAGTTGGAACGAGCAACGCTGACGCTGCTGTCCTTCAGGGATACGGTCTAAAAGCGATTGGATCGACTCTCAATCAAGCGTACAACGTCAACACCTTCTCCTCTAACTACACGGCTGTAGACGGCGATAGAGCCTCTGCATACGTCTGGACGGGGGGTAGTGGCACCTTGACCCTTCCCAGTGCTTCAACGGTCGGAGAAGACTGGTTCCTGCTAGTTAGGAACGGGGGTACGGGAACGCTGACAGTTAGTCCTAGTGGCGGGCAACTTATCAACGCTGTTGGTTCGTTGCCTATGCAACCGGCAGATTCTGCGGTTGTAATTTCTTCCGGAACTGGTTGGTATACGGTAGGTCTTGGAAGGTCTACGCAATTCAACTTCACCCAGTTGACAAAAGCGGTAACGAATGGAACGTACACTTTAACGGCGTCAGAGGCCGCAAACGTAGTGCAGAAGTACACCGGAACTCTGACGAACAATGTCACTGTGGTGTTACCTGAAACGATTCAGGTTTATTACATTACAAATCAGACTGATGGTGGCGGGTCGGGATATCAGATCACCTTTACGACGGGGGTTTCTGGAGCTGCGATTGCAACGGTTCCGGCTGGTCAACAAGTCATTCTTCTTTGTGATTCGGTAAACCTCTACAACGCTTCAACGATTGCTGCGGGTGCCTCTAATGTGTCACTAGTAGACGGAACAGTTGCGGCTCCAGCATTGAACTTTGCTACAGAAACGAATACGGGTATTTACAGGCCCGGATCTGGCGAGTTTGGCATTTCGATTGTAGGAAGTAAAAGGTTTGGGTTGACGGCCACGGGTTTGACTATTAGCGGCACAGGAACTTTTGGGTCTGGAACAACGGGTGGCATTTCTGGCGGGTTGTTCACATGACGCAGAAAGTCTTTGCGTTAGATACCAAGCCCGGTATCCAGAGGGACGGGACGATTTTTGATCGTTCGTTTTATGCTGATGGCCGTTGGGTAAGGTTTCAGAGAGGTCGCCCGAGGAAGATGTTGGGATACAGGGTTATCTCAGATCAGATGTTTGGGCCATCTAGGGGTATCTGGGTGAATGCTCAGAATGCCTTTACGTCTATCTTCTCTGGATACGACAACGGCCTAGAAGTTCTGACCATTGACGACAACGGGGTTGGAGCGGGGATTGGAGAGTTTTCTCTATCGAACTTTACTGCTTCTCCGCTGAACCTCTGGCAGTTTGATGGGTTTTATGATGTTGGAGGCTCAGGGGTTCAGACGATTGTCGCTCATCCCGGGCAGAACCTACAGGCGATTGACTCTGACAACAACACGCCGGTTTTGATTGGAAATATTACCGGCACGACGATGAGTCAGATCGGGGTCTTCACCGACACGGTGACGACTACTAATCTAAGCCCTACGCTGACGCTTGCTGTCTCTAACCCTCTTATCGGGGCCGGTCAGACGATCACGGGGGCGGGTATTCCTGCTAACACGACAGTATTGTCAGTTGTTGGTACGACGATCACGATGTCGAACAACGCCACAGCTTCGGCTACGGTGACTGCTACGTTCAACAATAACGTAGAAGTATCTGGTGGGGTGGTGGCTCTACATCCCTACTTGTTCGTATACGGGAACAACGGACTGCTCAGGAACTGCGCTGCGGGCAACACGGATGACTGGGTGTCTAGTGACGCTAACTCGGTCAACGTAGCCACTGGAAAGATCGTACAAGGGCTTCCGGTTCGAGGTGGCTCTAACTCCCCGTCAGGACTCTTTTGGAGTCTAGATTCCTTAGTTAGGGTGTCTTATGCGCCTACTAATCTAGGTGTTCCGGGGACTGCGAACTTTGCGGTTCCGACGTTCTGGCGATACGACATCATCTCTTCTCAGACCTCAATCATGTCAAGTCAGTGCGTGATTGAGTATGACGGAATCTATTACTGGTGCGGAGTTGATAGGTTTCTTCTCTATAACGGAACGGTTAAAGAGATTCCTAACTCGATGAACCAGAACTGGTTCTTTGACAACCTGAACTACAGCCAGAGGCAGAAAGTTTGGGTGACCAAGGTTCCTCGGTACGGAGAGATCTGGTGGTTTTATCCTAGAGGGGATGCGACAGAGTGTACGGATGCGATTATTTACAACGTCCGTGAGCAGACTTGGTATGACGCTGGTCAGGCCCTAGGGGCTAGGAGATCTGCTGGCTACTTCTCTCAAGTGTTTGCTTATCCGGTAATGGCTGGGTGGAACACGCTTCCAGAGACGGTGATCTTTACTCAGACGATGAACGTCACGAGTGGTAGCGAGTTCATCTTCTTAGATACCTACAACACTCAAGTAGCTCTTAGGCAGGTAATTGCTGGATCTAACATTCCTACCGGGACTTCAGTGATGGCGATCACGAGTTCTAACATAAAGACGTTGGGGGCAATCACCGCAGGGTCTGGGTATGTAGATGGGTCATATACCGACATCCCATTTATTACTGGTTCAGGAGCAAATGCAACGGCGAACATAGGAGTTGCGGGCGGGGTGGTTACGTCAGTCAGTATTGTGAATCGCGGTGCTGCGTATCAAGTAGGGGATGTATTAGAGGTTGATGATGCCGATCTTGGCGGTGGTACTGGGTTTTCAATTCCTGTAACAGCCCTTTATTCTCAGGCAATTGAGATGAGTGATGCTGCTACGGGAACCGGAGCGGTGAGTCTTACGTTCTCTTTGCCTCCTAACAGGATTCAGATCCATCAGCATGAGATTGGTGTTGATGCGATTGACGGCCAAAACGTAGAGGCGATTGAGTCGTACTTCGAGACGAACGACCTAGGGTGGGTATCGGGAGGCCCGAGTCAGCCCGCTATGGATGGAATTAATAAGTGGCTGAGGCTAGAGAGGGTTGAGCCTGACTTCCTTCTTCAAGGGGAGATGGAGCTGTACATCACTGGCAGGCCGTATGCACAGAGTGAAGACTCCACGACTGGGCCTTACACCTTCGACTCAACGACGAACAAGATTGACATGAAAGAACAGCGTCGAGAGTTGAGGTTGAAGTTTGTCTCCAACGTGGCTGGTGGTGACTACCAATTAGGTAAAGTTGTGTTGAATGCTGATGTGGGTGATGTCAGAGGCTATTGATGGCTAGCACGCAGTCTCCGTTGGTGTATGACCCAAGGTTTCATACCTTTGAGTCATGGGCGTGTCTGATGGTTGAGCAGTATGCCGCTCAGCAACTAGCTATCCCGGACGCGAACACTGACTGGAAGCTTTGGGGTGACGGCCTGAAAGCGATTGATGTGTTTACAAACGAAGCCATTCCTAGTACGGATGATTTTGATAACTGGTTTGACTGGGCTGCTGCTCTTCTGTCAGCAGTAAACCCGAGGACATAGAGATGGCAGAGATTTACGGGCCTCCAGCTCCATCTGGGCCGATTCAGCCGCAAAAGCCATTCGCTCAGCGATTAGAAGAGAGTTACTTCGCAGGCCAAAAACCGTCGCAAGAAGAGTTGCTTGGGTTTAGGCAAGTATTGTCAATGTTGCAATCAACGCAACAGACCCCCGCTGAAATTGAAGCTAACTTCGCAAAACTTAAAAACGCAAATTTTGAGTTTTCGGGGATGTTGGGGGATGACTACTACCAAAACAAGCTTACCCAACAAATTGCCAATCAAAGAAAGAATCTAGGCACAGAAAAGTATTACGGAGGCGATCTTGGCGCTATTGGTGGAATTGATAGCGCGACCTCCTACATGGCAAGCAGGCTTGTCAGAAGCGGCATCCGTGATCTGAGCGAGATTGGCGAGAGGCCCATTCAGGAAGATGGGGTAATCACTGGCAAGCAAATCTATAACAAGCGTACTGGTGAGCCTCTAAAGCAAGGCGACGATGCTCAGTATTACTACGCAGTCAATACGATTGCTCCAGACGCAAATCAGTACATCTTTGGCGGGACGTTTGCAGGGAAAAATACATCTCTGAACATCTCGATGGTTGACGGAATGCCGGTGTTTTATACGACACCCGGCCCGTCAAGCTCTGACTTTGATATTAAAGACATAGCTCCGATGGTGGCGGTCGCATCTTTAATGATGCCCGGTGTCGGACAAGCGATTGGGTCGTTTGTTGTAGAGGCCGCTCTTGGCACCGCTGCCGCTCAAGGGATGTCTGCTGTTGCCCTCGGGGCTATTGGCTCTGGTGTTCTCACGACAGTATTAACGGGAGACGTTAAACAAGGTGTTTTAGCAAGCGCAGGGACGTATCTTGGCGCTCAGATGGGTGACATCATCGGAGAGACTGCTAAAGGCATCTTTGACTCTCCTGCCGGTCAGAAGTTCGCGCAGTCAATGGGTACAGCAATGACCCGGGCTGCGGTCTTAGGTCAAGATGTTTCCGAAGCGGCTATGGGCGCTGCTGCCGGAGAAGCGTTGAACCTTGTTACCGGAAGCATCCCGGGGTTCAGTGACATTAAGGATCCCAAGACAAAACTAGCAATCACTGAAGCCATTCAAGCGGGATTAAGTCAGCCGGGGTCGTTGTCGGACAGGATCTCTGCTGCTGCTTTGCAAGGAGCGGTAACGCTTGGTGCGTCTCAGATCAACGTTGACGGCAAGAAGTTTGTTGATCTTGACCCGGGGCAAAAGACGCTCGTTACTAGTGCCCTGAGTGCTGCATTGTCTGGTAAGCCGCTAGATCAAGCGTTGATCCAGAGCGCAATATCAAATGTTCAGTCGGAGTTTGCTCGAACTCTGAAACAACCGACTGCGGCACAACCGGAAGACTTCGGCTATCAACCCGGCGTCGAAGACCAACCCATGATTGACGATCTTGGGTTTAAGCCTTCTCCGGACGTTTCTCCGGTTACCCCCTTTACTCCGGTATCTACAGAAGCGGTATCGCCTCCTACGGTTGTGCTTCCTACTGGGGTTACAGGCGCAGAGATCCCGTTCCGCAGAGAAACGTTCTTTGGCGACTTCCCGCAACTAGCGTTTGATCCGGAGACGGGGTTGATCATCCCACCTCGGCCTATACAAGCCGGGGAACGGGCTGAGGGACAGCCTGATGTTTTTGGCCCGCAGCTTCCTAGAACGTTCCCGACGCTAGACCCGTCTGCTGGTGTAGTCACAGATGTTGGCCCGCCTATCACGAGAGAAGAGCTGATCTCTGATCCTAACCAGCCTTCAAGACAGATCGTGCCGGGTTCTGCCTCGGGCGAAGTGCCGATTCAGAAAGAGACGTTAATTTCTGACCCGAATCAGCCTTCAAGGCAACCAGCCCCGGGGACTATCCCGGGGGAAGTGCCCATGATTCGAGAGACGTTTCCAGAAGCGGATAAACAAGCAAAGACTAGAGAAGAGATCTCTGACGAGGTTTACAAACAGCTTGTTGAAAACTTTGAGAATGCCAGCCCCTCTACGTTAAGAGCGGCGGCGGATCTTGCGCTTGATTACTCATCGTTTGATCCGAACATTCCAACCCCGATGTCGGACGCTGCGGAGCAAAACAAGAGTTTAATTGCTCAGGGGGTTGCTGACGCCTATAAGCAACTTACCGTAGCCACGCCTATTTTGCTTAAATTGCAAACAGATGCGCTGCAAGTTGATAAAGCTCAGAAGTGGCTGAGTCGGTATGATCTTGTAGATGAAGGAAGGCTCAACGAAGCATTTGCTCAGATTAACAAGGGAGATCAATATGATCAGCGGATCTTGTCTGAGTATTCCAGAGCAACGCCTGAGCAGCGAGCAGAGATTCGAGACCGCCAGAACGGAGTAATTAAAAACTCTACTGGCGCGGCGATAGAAGCAATCAAACTGTACGAACAGTTTAAGAAAGACCGGCAAGATCAAAACATCCGTGTGCCTGAGTTTACGGATATCAGGACGGACAACATAAAAGACCTTGCTGAAGACTTTAGCAAATGGTTGCAGTACAACGTAGGAGCTGGATCGGTATCCACTGCTACGGTTATGCTTGGCGCGCTTATTGGAGGGCCTGTAGGTGCGTTAGCGGTCAGCACGCCGATGGCTACAGGCGAGGCGCTTGCAAACCGCATGAAGTACCTGTCTGAGGTCTATAAGGGCAAGTCTCCGGACGAGACCGCTTCTTCCGTATTGGAGTATCTCAACAAGACCGGAGAATCCAATTTAGTGATTGGCGCTATATCGGGCGCTCTGGATTTAATGGGGCCGGTAGGTACTGCGCTACGCAGGCAAGCGACTAACACTCTTGCAAAAGAAGTCATTGAGCGCCCTGTTGTTGGCGCTTTGAAAAACGTTTCCAAGGAGATGATTGAGGAAGCGTTTACTGGAGGTATGCAAGAGCTTACTCAAATCCTTGGTGAGCGTTATCTTGGCGAGCAAGAAGGGACGTTCTTAACTGTAGCAAACGCAAAGAGGCTGATAAACAGCGCAGCCGCGGAAGCTGCGGGTAGTCTCGGCGGTTCGGGGATCAACATTGCAACTGCTTCAGGTGCAGAGCAATGGAAAAACAAAACAATAGAAATTGCAAAAGAACACGCAAGGGAAGAAGTTGCGGCAAGGCAAGTTTTATATCCTGACCTTCAGAATCCTCAAACCCCAGAACAAGCCGTTCAATACAGGCAAGCCCTCGATAGGTTATCAGACCCTACGACTAGTAGAAGCGTTACTGAGTTTGATTTGTACGGATCAGGCTTTTCGGAAGTCCCCATCAACAAGCCTGAGTTTGGAGTTAAATCGTCAACTCAGACTTTAGAAGGCTCGACTGTCTACAACCTTGGTGATGGTTACGCAGCGTTAGAAGATGCGTTTGGAGGCATCAAGGTTATCAACGAGGCGGGAAGAGTAGTTCCGTTGACTGCTAACGAAGTGACGGACTTGTATGACACGGTCATTGAGCCATACAAGAAGCAGCAGTTGACTAAGGAAGTTGCTAAACCTGTTGATCAAACTGTAGATACGACAGGAACGGTTGTAGATACCGGTGGAGTTCGGCTAACGGTTCCTGTGGATACCTCTGGAACAAGTCAGCCAACCGGAACAACGCCTGTAATTGTTACTCCGCCAACCGGGTCTACTCAGCCGGTAGTTACAGATACGTCTCGGCCTACAGATACAACTGGCGGCGGGACGAAGCTTGTAGTTACGGAGCCGACCGTGGTTGACACTACGGTCAACAAGCCAGCAGGTACTTCAACTAGCTCTGTTACAGGGGATGCGACAGGCACTTCAACCACTGTAGTCACTAGACCCGAGGTTACAGACACAAGCGGTTTGTCGTCAGGCGCAACCGTAACGAATCCAGATGCCATAGCAGCGTTAAACATGGTTTTAGGAAAAGCGCCGGTGGATTTGCGGTTTGATATTGATAAGGACGGAGTTGTAAGCGCATCAGATGTTCTGTCAATTAGCCGCGGGGCAACGGTTCCGCAGTCATTGCCAGCAGACGCCACTAAAGTTGGAACTGGTGTTGTTGCCGATAGTGGCGCTACGGGTACTCCGACTAACGTTGTTTCAGGAACCGGTAGCTCCACAGTTGTAGATACAGGCGCTGGTACCGCAACCGGTGTAGTTCCGGGTGCCGGAACAGGCACTCCTACTGGAAGCATAACGAATACTAGCGGTGCAGGCACTGGGGCGGGGACGGTAGTAGATACCGGCAAAGCAACGGTCGTAGATACCGGTAAAACAACCGATACTACTGATACAGGCAAGGGCACAGGTACCGTTGTAGACACTGGCAAGGCAACTGATACTGGGAAAACGGTGGTTTCTACAGGCACCACCAATGTAAGCGACGGTACTGGAGGTGCAACAGTAATTGGTGATAAAACGGTTACAGATACAAAACCTGTGGTAGATACTGGAAAAACGGTGGTGACAGATACGGGAGGCACATCTCCCGTCACTACTGACACTACTGGAGGTGCTACGGTGACAACACCCGCGCCGCTCACAGAAGAACAGATTAGAAAAATTGTTAACGATGCTTTGGTAGCAAACCCGAGCCTTTCCGAGTCGGATGTTAAGAGAATCGTTGGCGATGCTGTTTCTAAGATCCCCGGCTCAATTACTGCCGCTGATGTAAAGTTTGTTGTTGATGACGCAATTAGTAAGCTTCCTAAAACGCCTACGGTTGCGGACATCACTGGCGCTGTCAACTTGGCGACTACAGGGTTTGCGAAGCAATCTGACATTGACTTAGCGATTTCTAACATCAAGTTCCCTTCTTCCCTATCTAGGGAGGATGTTCAGGGAATTGTTAGAACGGTAATGCAAGAAAACCCCGGGTTGAGCATTACTGACGTTCAAGGGGCTATCAATACTGCTATAGCTAATCTTCCGGCTGCGGCTTCTCCGTCGGATGTTAATAGGGCTATTTATAACACCGTTGGCAACCCATCAGTTATTGATGATCCAAACACTCCTGAAGACGAATCAAAACCAGCGACGGGCATATATGCGGTCATTGAGTCTTCTCAAGAGAAGTCAAAGCAGCAAATTTCTGATCTAAAGAAAGACCTAGAAAAACTCACTACAGAACAAGAAACACAAAGAAAGGCCGCTAAAGCAGCCGAAGAGCAAAGCCGTCAAAGGTCTCTCCTAAACCTTGGCACCTCAATGCTGGGTGGCGCTGCCGGGGCTGGAATACTCGGCGGCTTAGGAGCCTTGGGTGCTGCTCCTACTGCTCTGCCTCCATTGAAGGGATTGACTACTGGAGAGGCTACTAAGGATGAGTTTGTCAGCCCTCTAGCTGCATTCCAAAAACAGATTGGGTTAACTCCTCAACAAGAAACAAAACCGGAAGAACAGGATAGAACCATGCCGTACTTCAGTTATGGTCAACCCAGTGAAGTAGCTTCAGTCCTCAATTTGCAAGATGAGGAAGAGCAGCTAGTAGCCAAAGGGGGTCTTATCACGCCTCTGATGGCTTCTGGAGGGCTTCCAGTCGTACACTATGCAGGTAAGCCAAGGATCGATTTCAGGAAAGGCGCTTATGTGCAAGGCCCGGGAGATGGTCAGTCGGATGACATCCCTGCGATGCTTGCAGATGGGGAATACGTCTTTGATGCTGAGACGGTGGCGGCTCTTGGAAACGGTTCAAACAAAGCCGGAGCTAAGTTGCTAGACAAGATGAGAGAACAGATTCGCGCTCATAAGCGCGGCGGTTCATTGAAAAAGATTCCTCCGGCAAGCAAGTCCCCGTTGGAATACCTTGCAATGGCTAAGAGGTAAATCATGGCATTCCTACAAGGCGCACCGCTTCCAGATATCAAAGAGACGACGACTCGTGCTCAGGAAGCCCCGCAGTATTACACCGACTATCTCTCTGGATTAGCCGGAGCTGCTCAAACAGCGATGGGGAGAACTCCCCAGCAGATGATTGCTGGGCTGGATCCTTTGCAGATGCAGGCGTATCAGGCCACTCCGGGTGCTGCTGGTGCGTATAAGCCGGGGCTAGCTGCTGCGACGGGGAATATTGCTCAGACTGCTCAGGGGATCACTCCCGAGAAGATCGGGCAGTTCATGAACCCGTATACGCAGAACGTAGTAGAGGAGATGGCTCGTCTTGCGGAGCAGAACGTTTCTCGAAACATCCTCCCGGCTCTGAAAGCGGGGATGGTTGGCTCTGGTCAGTTGGGATCTCAGCGGTATGCCGGGGCACTCGGACAAGGGCTTGCAGAGGCTTCTAAGACCCTTACAGGCCAACAATATGGCGCTCTGTCTGAAGGCTATAAGACCGCGGTAGATGCTGCTCTCAAAGAGATGAATCTTGAGACGGAAGCCGCTAAGACTCAGGCGAACATCTCGAAGCTCGCGCAGGATCTTGGATTAGCTGAGACGGGTGCTCTTGAGAAGATGGGTGCAACACAGCAAGCCTATCAACAAGCTCTTCTAGATGCTCCGCTGAAGACCGCAACGCAGGCGCAGGGGCTGCTCAGGGGCTTCACGATTCCTCAGACGGAGACGACAACGTTTGTTGGCCCGAAGGCGGGAGCGTATGGGTTGTCGGATCTTCAGCAGGTTCTTGGTCTGATGTCTGTGTTGGGGTCGGCTAAGGCGGGAAGCCCGTTGGAAACTGGATTGAACGCGCTGTTTAGGTCGTTGACGAGAAATACGCCAGCAAACCCAGCATATGAGTCATATAGTGGCGCTCCTTACGCGACAACAAGCGATGGTAGCGATGATGGCCTTAATGCTGGCGGTTCGGGATCTTCAGAATATACGGGGCCGTAATCATGGCTGAACCTAAAGGTGGGTTGGCATTTATTCCGGAAACTAGCCCAGAATCTATTCAAGCTAACAAGGCTTATCAGGACGCGTTAAATCGCCTCAATAGTGCTTTGGAAGCCCGTCAGAACCGGATGTTTGATCCGACGATGCTGGCACTAGCTGAGGGCTTCCTAACCCCGGGAAGGACTGGTTCGTTCGGGGAGTCTCTTGGGGTCGCTGCTGGCAAGATGAGGGCGGCGGAAGAGGAAGAGGGCAAGACCGAGATGGCTCTTGCTCAAGCCAAACTTGGGTTAGCTGAGAGAGGTATAGCTCTAGAGCAGCAGAGACAACGAGAGCGTCAATTTCGGGAAGCTCTTGAGGGTGCTCCGGGAGGAGTTTCTGCTGGTGCCCCAGCGGGGGTTCCTTCTGGTGGTCAAGCTGGCGCGGAGACTACGCAGCGCCCTGAAGATCGTTTGGCTCAAGCGGTATCAGACACGCCGCCAGCGGTTCAAGGGATGGTAGGCATTCAGGTTTTTCCTCCAACCCAGAATCTTGTGACTTCTCGGTCACTGTTAATGCAAAGGTATCGTGAAGGCAGGATGAGCCTTGGCGATGCTTTAGCTGAGGCTGCAAAGCTTGAGAATGATCGGTATGTCTTCAGAGACAACTCGGTGCTCGACAAGCTGACCGGACGGATGTTCTTCAGTCCAACGGGCGGCACTCAGAGGATCATGACGAGCAAAGGCCCGATGGAGCTGCCAACGGATTTGATTCGTCTTGGCAGGCCGGAGCTGATTGAGCAGTATATTAAAAATCTGCCGAGTACCGCGGAAGTCGCAGGTAGAGAGGCGGGGGCGCGAGCAAGCGCAGAGCGTGGGCAATCACCAAATCAGATCAAAATTAACCTACCAAGGGCTGACGGGACATACGGATCGTATGAAATTCCTGCACAGGCAGCGTTTGAACTTGGCAGGCTGATTACTCAACACGGGATTAATAGCCCTGAAGTATTGCGTTATGCAAGCAAGTTCACCGGGGAGTCTGTTGGCCCCGCACCAAGCGCAGCTCCCGCGGGCCTGCCGGGGGCGGCTCCCGCAGCGGCTCCTGCGGCACCTCCGGTTAGTGGGGCAGCAGGAAGAGTCCCGTCGGAGTCAGAACGAGCCGTTACAGAGGCTTCAAGGAGACAGTTTGCGGAGACCTTAGCAAAGAGCGCCGCAGAGAAAGAAGCTAATCTTCCTCAAGCAGAGATGTCTGCAAGAGAAATGAGTTCGTTGGTTAACCGAGTTCTTGGCAATCTAAGCACTAGCGGAGAGTTTGTTGGTTTGTTGTCCCGCCCCGGAATAGGGCCAGCAGTTCTTAAACTGCTATCTGAAGGGATTCAGACCAGAGAAGGGTCATATCGCTTGACTGGCGCTCAAGAGGCGCTTCTTAGAGTTTCTGGGGCTACGAAACAAGATATCCAAAATATTGAAAAGATTGGCGGTGATTTGTCGCAAGCAGAACTCTTGTTCACGCAACTGTACCTAAAGGGACAGGGCGCGATTACCGAGGGTGAGAGAAGGATTGTCAGGCAACTTGGTTCGACTACGGAGCAATCTGCTGAGGCGATCAGAACTCGTATGGCTCTTCTCAAGGAACGGTCAGAGTTTGATAAAGAGTCGATTATCGTTTACCGAGAGTGGAAGCAGAAGAACCCTGACAAGTCGTTTGCAGACTTCCAAACTACACCTCAATTCGGGAAGCTGCTGTCTGGTTATGAGAGCAGGACTGCCGGTCTTGCTGACCAGAACCTTATTGAGCGCGGCAGAACGTATCAGTTCGGCGGTAAGCGATACGAGTACATCGGCCCAGACAACGATCCTAAAGCGGCCAGAGTCCGCTCGAACTATCGGGAGGTGCAATGAACCAAGAGAAAGCGCCTTGGGAGCGATTTGGCCCTGAACTGAAAGGCGAGACTGCAAAACCCGAAGCTGAGAAAGCCCCGTGGGACAGGTTTTCAGAAAGCCGTACTGAAGACTTAGAAAGAAACATTGCAGGGGCTGCTGGGGCTACTGTGGGTGCTGGTGTTTCCCTCGCCCGAGGATTGGGCAGCGGGGCGATGTTCAGTGCTCAAAAGCTTGGTGAAGCGTTGCGCGGGCCTCAGCCCCCTCCTGCTACAGGAACAAGCGGCCAAAAATGGTTGCAAAACTGGGCAGACATCAAGAAAGAGGGAGTCGGGGGAGTCCCAGAAGCTGCTCAAGTTTACGAACGACAAAAACCTCATGGAAAGGTTTCTAGTCGTGTTTACAAGATGTTTGGCAATCAGCCATTAGATATTGCTGGTTATATGGCTGCTCAAAAACCAATGAGTCTTGAGCAGACCACCTCTATTTTTAAGAGAATGATGGAAAGCACGCCGATAAAAGCTTTTGGAAGGTATGCTGTTCCTCCGCTCTCTCTTTATGGTTCTGCGGTTGATATACATGACATTATGGCAGAGCAGGAGCAACCAGAGCCTGACCGGCTAAAACAAGCTTTAGCTGCTATCTCAGGGGTTTCTGGGTTAGCGGCTTTGTATCCGCCTTTAACGCTTCCTGCTGGAGCCTTATCGCTTGGCGCTACGGGGTTTCAAAAGCTTAGAGAAGGTATCCAAGAATCACGAGCAAAACCTGCTGTTCCGTCTCCAGAGGTTAGCTATGAAGGCATTCCCTACATTGCCCCATAAGTTTCGGTGACTCTCCGGCACCACGCGGCCCTTTCGGGGGCCGTCTTTTTATGGTCGTAAACTACTGAGTCGTTTTCCGACTTCAGAGTTCAACTCCGACACAATCTTCACGCAACGCTGGTGTTCTTGTAGTTGAATCGTCGGAGTTATGACGGCTTCGATCTTCCTAGCGAAGTCGAAGATATCCACCTCTCCTATTGGGCCACCTTTGTTCTCGGTATAGAAGAAGACTTGTTTGATCAGGTCATCACTTAGCATTCTTCGTGCTCCACAGAGACCAGTTCACGATAGTGTTCCGAGCGATAGCCCGTTGAGCCATGCTTTTGTATGGGTTGAGTTCGCTCTCTAGGAACGTCTCGATCACAGCTCTGTTAGCTAGGAAGGACTCATGACGCTCTGCTTCTCCCTTTTTAGAGAAGAGAAGGCCGTCAGAGGTTTGGAAGGCGGAGATTTCTTTCATTGGTGGCCTTTAGATAGCTGCCAGTATTTGAGAAGGTGGGTGAACATCTCAAAGCCTTTTTTAATATCGTCTTCTGAGTGTTCAATGATCTTTACTAAGCCGGGGACGGTACGAGAGACGAACAGGTTGGCACAACGTGCTTCCGGCATACCTAAACCTATGCGATAGGCAGCAAGCTGCATGATGTGTTCGTCATACGCTTCTACTTCTTTTGAGTCTCCGAACTCTTTAGTTTTGATGTCTACAACGATGTCTAGACAGTGAAGATCGCACTTACCTCCAAAACCCATCTCATGAGCAAACGGTTTCTCCGCTACCCAAGACTGCCTGCCAAAGTGTTTAAGAAGGGCGTCAACCGTTCCTTTGACATGAGAGAGGTGGGTGCTTCGAGGTTTGCCGAGATAGAAGCTCTCTATCGAGGCGTGGATATCGGTTCCGGCATCCGCTGCGGCTTTCCCCTGTTCCTTCGAGTCACGAATGATCCGGTCGATGTAATCGTCCTCGGATTCACTATCGATCTTGGGAAGGGTGAGGGCGGCGAGTAACAGTTGCTGCTGCTTCCAAAGCTCTAAACCGGGCTTAGCCGCGACGTTTAAGATCGTAGTGACCGAAGGTACTAGGTTGAGCTTTCGAGCGTCTCTGAGGGTCGTATTGCGGGTTTTGCCGTCATTAGAAGTCACGGTATAGGCGGGGCTACCGTCTCTCGTATACCAATGTCCGGCCTCAGAGACGAACTTATCTTTAGCGATCAATTGATCTTTTCCTTCAGTGCGTCATTCCACCCGTTCAGATAGGCTTGATGGAGCTTCTCTGAGAGGACTTTGTTGAGGGAATCTAAGAAGGCTTCGGCGGACTGATCCAGCTCACCTTCAAAGACAAGAGTTCCGTCTTGCCAATCAAGGTGGCCGACCTTCCCAAGAAGGCCATAAAACTCAATCCGCCGAAGTTCCATCATGCCGCCGGGGTAACGACTTTAGCCTTGGGCGGACGGCCACGCCGCTTCTTAGGAGCTGCCTTAACTACAGGCTTGGCCTCCTTCACTACAGGCTTAGGCGCATTCAACATAGCCAGAATGCGGGGCACTTCGCTGGTGTGGACTACTAGAGTTGAGTACATGGTTGCTCCTCAAAAGGGGATTGATTCATCGTCTTCAATCGGGGCGGAAGAAGACTTACCGCGAGATTTCCACTCGGGGGTCTCCATGATCTTCTGTCGAATGCGCTCAGACAGGGTTTGGAACATCTCCATGTCCGGGTCGTCGATGTAGAAGATCCCAACCTGATTGAAGGGGGTGGGGAGGTTCTGCTTCATCGCCTTGGGAACCGGAGAGACGCCGGTAATGTTGGTGTACTCCCGCCCATCGTTACCTGTAGCTCTAGTAACGGTGATCAGGCACCAAGCTCCCAGAACGTTCTTCAGCTCAAAGCCTTGTAGCTCCTCTCTAGTGAACTCACGGCCCCGCCAAGCTTCTAAATCAGCCCTTAGAACGGCTTTATCAGATAGGGAAAGGGTGTAGTTCTTAGAGATAGACATCGGCTCCCCCTTGTCGGTTTTCAGGGGGCCATCGTCATCTTCCGAGTGAACCTCGAACTGGAACATGACCTTTTTGATGAACTTAGATTCACCGTTAAAGGTTGTCTTTTGCGTTCCGAGGTCGATGATACGGTAGCACCTTGCCAAGTGACTCCCCGGGGGTACGGGCTTGAAGCTGCTTGTTTGGGTCGCTCTCGCTATTAGCATTTTGGTTCCTTAGTCCACATTCATAACGGATCAGCTTCCAATCGTCTTTGGTGGCTTCTCCACGTTCAGCTCTCTCTACTGCTTCTTCAACTTCTCTCTGTCGATCCAACATCATTTGGTGAAATTCGTCGGCTCGCATTTCCCATACTCCAAAGCTTTTCTACGGTTCTCTAAGACTTTCGGATCTTGATCAGGTGGAAGTTGACCTAGCTTCTTCCACTCCTCTCTGAACCTCTTGCCTACGTCCGTAGCTGCCGCAGGTATCCACACAAAATCGTCGCTCATCGTTCGCTCCTGTCCAAATGGGAGTGGAACTATAGCATACATTTGTGTTGCGTCAACACCCTTTATGGTGTAACCTCCAGATAAAGGAGGTGTTATGAAACTGAGTCAGTATTTCGCATCAAAACCCCGTGGATCTAAAGCTGATCTTGCAACGAAGTTAGGTATTTCAAGGACTTGGATGAGTCAGATCATTTCAGGAAGAAGGATCTGTAGTGCTGAGTTAGCTCTAGCGATAGAGCAGTTGACGTTAGGGGAAGTGAAACGAGTAGACATGAGGCCCGACCTCTTTGGGGAGACGAGATGAACTCGAACGTCTTTGAGCAGCTTAGAAAAGTTGGGATCACTCCTGAGTCGTTTCCTTCTCTGTATCAAGCGATCCTAGAAGTGTGCGTAGAGATCATCAGAGACGAACGAGAAGCCTGTGCTCAGGTTGTAGAGGCCCAGTCAAAGCTTTGGGATGACAAAGTGAAGTACGCCTTAGAAGACGCAGTAGACGCCATCAGGAGCCGTCATGTTTCGTAGAGAAGATGAAGATGGAAACGTGCTTTGGTATGCCTCGCATCCATCAGCGATAAGTGTTTATCAGAAGTATGAAACACAGAGACAAGTGTTGATTGAGTACCTACAGGTGATGGTAGCGAGAGGAGACTGGCACGGAGTAGCAGATGCAGCAATGGACATCAGAGAACTCGAAGCAGAGCATCGAAAAAACAATCGACAGTCTGATCGATGACTGTAAAGGGATTGTTGATTACTACGTTGACAACATCAAGCTACCCGGCAACGGCAGGAAAGTTGTGCGAGACGCGATGTACGCACGGGTTACTCGCCTGACGTTCTCCGGGTTTGGGCCGAGGTTGCCGTTTAAGTGGGCTGGCGTAAGGAAAAAGAAATGAAGCAAAACGATTTAGAAATGGCGGAAGAAACGGTGGATCGCGTAGAGAAGATTTTGGAAATGTGCGGCTCAGAGGATTGGACAGTAAGAGAGTCGCTATACGCGATGAGTTTGGCCTATGTGATTATGTCTAAAGCGGCAGGAGAGACAGACGAGCAGTTAATGGAGTTCATTAAACAGGTAACAACAAGCGTGCAACTAACAACCGGCGGAGAGCACTGATGACGCGAGATGACATCATCAGGATGGCTAAAGAAGCCGACCTGTGGCTGACCAGCGATGAGCGTATTGCTGCCGTCGTGCGGTTTGCCGCCCTTGTCGCTGCTGCCGAACGATTTGCGTGTGCTCAGGTGTGCGAGCCACCGACTCAACACAACGACCCATTGACTGCATGGCAGATTGCTTTGGCAATCAGAGCAAGGGGAGAGAAATGATTCCGGCCAAAGAGATTGACGGTGAACTGTGGATTCGAGCGGCGGATGCGCGAATCAAAGAAGCAGCAGAGCTAAGGTTGCAGATGGATTTGCGCGATTTTTTCGCAGCTAAGGCGATGCAAGTAATCCTGCAAGACCAATATCGAGATGGCATTTATGTTGGCGATTCAGACAACGAGTCAGAAGAGACTTGTGCGACATCAGCATACATAGTGGCAGACGCCATGCTGAAGGAGCGGGAGAAATGACACAACCAGAAGCATTGAGACTGGCCGATGAGCTGGAACGTGTTGCCGAGTACGACCATCAGGTGCAAGCCGCTGCCGAGCTACGCCGGTTGTATCAGGCGAATTTAGACTTGCTGGGTGAACTGTATGTGCTTCGTGCATCGAAACATCTTAAAGATGTGACGGCGGCGTACAAGAAGATAGCGGAGGAGAAATGAGCATCCTCTTTGCATGGGCCTGCGGCATCGGCTGCGGCTACATCATCTGGGCGCCGGAGACGCGGTGGAAGCGAGCGTTTCTGGACGGGCTGACGCTGCGGAAAATATGGGAGAAGCGATGAGCCTTGACGCAATGAAACAGGCGCTGGCAGCGCTAGAGACGAACTTGTTGGTGATTGAGGACTATGGCGATCACGAGCAACTTAACAGACAGCACAAAGCCATCACCGCACTCCGCGCTGCAATCGAGCAGGCTCACGATTGGGATGAGGTCGAGGCGTTGCAAGCATCGCTGCGCGAGCACATGGTAGAGATCCACCGGCTGCGG